AGCGCCGAGCGCTTTCAGGACGTAAGCGTTCGTGCCTCCGGAATCGAGACAGAATACGGCCGACGAGGAATAGCGTGCGAAGGCCTGCGCCAGCATCTGGCGATCTTCGACATAGCCCTCCGGTGGATTGATCGGATCGGGCGTAATTCCCGCCGTGACAACGGCATTTTTGAGTTCGGCAAACCGCGTGTTGTCTTCAAGTGCAGACAGAATGCCGGAAGGCGCCGGCGCTGTGCCGTCGACCTTGGTGACGAAAGTGCGCATGAGGTCTCGTTCCCTCGCATCTCAGGGGGGCGCGGAAAAATTGACGTTCGGAGGTCGCTTACCAGTAGGCGTCGGACGCGTAGTCCGAGGGAATCGGGTTCATCGCCTGCAGGGCAAAACTCGCGGCCCAGATTGGCTGGCGGGCATCCTTCGCGGAGCGCAATATGTGCTGCCACTCCATCGCGGTGATTTGAGCAGCGCCGGTATTTGTGACGATGACAGTGAAGATACCATAGGGATTGCCGAGATTTATTTCGGCTTGAGCGCTCTTGGAGACCTCATCCCAGCCAAGCATGTCCTCAAATGTCGTGCCGATATGATGGACACCGCGCTCGTCGTTGAAATCATAGTCGAACCCGAGCGCGAGGCGCCGCGTTCGTTCCTCAACGACATCATAGACCGTTGGCGGCGCCACGGGCGAAGGCGGCGCGTCAACGTGCGTCGTCGTGATTCCCAGGCGGATGAGATCGCTCGGTGTGGCAAGTTCGAGCCAGTTCGGCGGAAAACTCAGCGTGTCGCTCGTTCCCGGCGCCAGTTCCACTTCAAGCTGGAATGCCACTCCGGCCGAAAGCGTCTGACCGTCGGGCAGAATATATTTTATGGTCATCGCGATCCTCTTATCGGAACGTCGCAAATAGCGCGCAACGACCCGCGCTTGATGTGTTCGACCACGTACAGCTCGCGGCGAGAGACGGGATGCTGATTTCTGAGGTCAGCATCGCGCTGGTCGTTGATCCAACGGACGATATGTTTTGAGATTGCGTGCGAGCCAGCGTCAGTCCTGTCCACGTCACTGACGGCGACGTCACACCTCCGCAGTACGCAAAGCCGAGCCCAAAACCTCCTGCCGGGATATTCATCGTTGCGGTCGCGGGCGCAGCGGTCGATAGGACCGGCGTGCTCGTCGGCGTGATCGACTGCAAATCCGCGACGCTGAAAATCTGCACCGCGCCGCCATGCATGGCAGCGGAAAATACCACGGAGATCGTACCAGACACGCCGCTATCAAGCTTCAGAGCCCAGAACTCGACGACGCCGGACGTGGCCGTGTTTTGCGACCGACATCCGGGAATGAGTGTCGCCGCATTGCCAAAGACAGTGACCGAGGAGACGGTCCGGCCGCTGCTCGTGCTGTATCCCATGACGGCGACGATCAGCCATCGTCCGGCGAATGCGGGCGTCGGCAGCGTCGTCGTGAAGCTGTAGGTTGTCAGGTCCGAGTTGGAAATCTGCACATCTTGGAATGTCGGAATGGCAGGCGGCGGCGCGATGCCCATGAGCATCGGATTGAACATGCCCGGCAAGCTCATCGTTAGCTCCACGCTTTCGAAAGCGAGGTGCGGACATAGGTCGTCGACACCACGTGGTAGTCGATGAAATCGTATGCGCCGGGCGCCGTAGATAGCACTCCAACCACACCCCCGACCCATTTGTAGTACGACCCGAACGCCAACGTCCGCGAACCGGTGCCATCCTGTACAATCAGGAATGTCCCCTTCTGACCGGCGACGAGATTGGTTGGATTCGCCAGCGTGCGGGCGCCGCCAATAGCAAGATAGAAATCAATTCCGGCCGAAAAATCAGGCGTGACCGTCGCGCCGTCGACGAGAGATACGAGCCCCATCGCGCTCAAGGCGACGGCCGGGGACACAGACTTGTTCGCACTCTTGGCCCGATAGGCTGCGACGTCTGCAAAATCGACGCTGAGCGTGCGATCTGCCTGAAGATCTCCGCCGCCGAGCAGGCCGGTGCCAGACGCCACCTGCCGTGACGTTTGGACTGACGACTGAATGAGATTGATTAATGCCGCCGGCGCGTCGCAGAAGACGCTCTTGATGCCAGCCGAAAAACTGACGAGCGCGTTCGCATTCGACGATGCCAGGACCGTTGAGCGGACGAGCGTCCAGGGTGTGCCAGCCGCAAGTTGCCCAAGGCCTACTTCCCACTCCGACGTGCCGGGATTTTCGATCCCGTAGTAGCAGGTATTGCCGGTCGCAAACGCCGCGCTGAATGCGCGGAATCCGATCTGCGCTCCGCCGAGCGAGATCGTACCCGTGCCAGTGCCCGACCACGTCTCGAGGACGCGGTCCGCAAATGAAACTGCCATCGCAGAAATCCCTCGAACAGCCGAATTTAGGCGTTGGCTTCGACAATGCCCCACGAGGTAATGTTGACCGTCTGGCCGGCGCTGAAGGTCACGTTGTCGACCGTCGCATCGCCACCGCCGCCAGTCGCCGTTACCGTGCCCTGCATGTGGCAAGTCGCGCCGTCGGACGCATAAATGCGGTAGTAGCCGACATCACCGCCTGCCGACGCCGTTGTTGACAGCGGCGTCGCGGACAGCGACTTCGTTCCGCCTGACGCATTGGCCGCCCAATCCGATCCCAAATTCCATTGCGCGAGCAACGTGCCGGTATCGGCCGCCGCACAGTTCGCCGGCGGCGCGCCCGTGAACATCTTGATCTTGGCGGAGGTGCCAACGAGTGTTTCGATAGCATCAAGACGCGCGTTGCGAAGCGCGGTCGACATCTGGATCGTCATGAAATGCCCCTTGAGAGTAAGGTTTAGTTCTGCTCAATTTCGAGCGCACAAACGAAAGCCGACACGGCCGTGGGCGTCACCGCTGACCGGCACTCGAGAAGCCCGTAGATCGCGGTGCCGGTCGCCTGGAAGAGGATCGCCGAACCGGTCGACGGTGCCGCTATTCCCTTCTCAGCATCGGAAAAATGACGATCGAGCGTCACCTCCGCGTAGCCGAGATAATCGGACTCGGTCGACAACCACGCGCCGTTGTCGCCGTTGCTGACCGTCGGCAGATTTTTGTAGAGGTGCAGACGCACGATCTTGCCGGCAAATGCCGTATCTGTCGTCTTCACACGGATGCGGATAATCTTTCCGTTTCCGTCTGCGATGCGCGGTGCCGCGAACGAAAACGGCGACACGTTCGCCGCCACTGTGTCGTTCGCGATCAAGTCACCGACGGCATAGGCCGTTGCGTCGTTCGGACGGGACCGCGTCGAAGACGCGACGACGACGCGACCTCCGACTTCGCCGAGATGATTTTCGCCAGCCTGCCCGATAACGTAGAGGGGCCCCGTCAGCAACGCGCCGAGCACTGTGTTGCCTGCGATCAGTAGATCCTGGATCGCCTTCAGGCGCCCGAGCTGCGTGTTCAGCGTCGGAACGTTTTGAATTTCGCCCATCGCGACCAGCAGGTCGTCGATGGTTTTGATTGTGACCGTCGAACCTTGCGCGTTTTTGACATCGATAGACATTGCTGCGGGATCTCCTCACGCCGCGATCGGGATGTATTGGGAATCGTCGACCTTCGAGAAGTCGAGTGACGGGACGCTTTCCGGCGGCAGGACGCAGGGCAGGCCGGTCGGGAACTGGTTCCAGAGGACAACGACGTTCGCCGGCTTGACCTTGTTGATCAGGCACATGAACGCGTTGATGTTGTCGTTGGAATAGCCGTACGGAATGGGGTAGCCAGGACCGCGGTCGGGGTCGCCGTAGTTGTAGCCCGGGAACTTGACGTTGGTGATATCGATGTACACGCGGAAGCGGCCGAGCCGCGGATACAGGTCGTACCGCTTTGGATAGCAGGCCTGATAGAGGGCGGGCTTCTGCACGTACCAGCCGGGCGTGACGTCGATCTTGAGGCCGAACATCGCCGCAAGACGTTTGAAATCATCCGCCGAACGCCAGCGCTTTTTCGTCAGCCGGAACCAGATATTCCGACGCCGCTCCTCGATCGTGACGGCGACGGGCAAACAGGCGTCCGGAAGCGATAGCGCGGCTTCCCATTCGGGAAGCATGGCTTCAGTGGTGCGCGGATCAAGTTCGCGAGAGAGATTGCAGAGCGACGCCATCGCGTCGTCGAACACGCTCGCGATCGCGGATGCCAACTTGAAGGCTTTCTTTCCCGGCCAGCGCCAAGCGATCCAGGCCCAGCCGCTCGGCAGATGCCGCAAGAACGCATCAAGGGAATCGCCAAGAAGATTGATCCAGCCGCAGTTGGGCAAATTCCAGAATACGCTGCCCTCGGTCGCCTGCGAAACACCGCCGAGCGTTGCATGCTGCGAAACGAGAGATGCCCGCTGCAGGACGGCCGCCTGCTTGATGCCTTGAAGCGTGCCAGGACTTCGTGCTGCCGTGTAAACTTGAACGGCGGCCGATTGCTTCAGCGGCTGCAACTGCTGCGCCGGCGCGTTGAACAGATACCCTGTGCCGGTAAACTGCGTGATGCCGCCGACGGTTTGGGACGCGGTTGCCGACCCTATGCGTGTTCCCGACGTAATGAGGGTAACGCCGGCGAGCGTTGCGAGTGACGCAACTTTCCTCGCGGGACGGCCGATACCAGAAATCGCTGTCGATGAAATTGCTGAGAAGCCAAGCATCTGCGCTCAACACTCCTCAGCCGAACGTAACGGTGCCAATAACGGGGTAGTCGTCGTAATCGTAGCTGGGCGTCGTGCCGGCGATGATGTCGCTGCTCGGACTCGAGAGAGCGAAGCTCTTCAGTCGCTGCCGGGATTCGAGGTCGAATGCCGACTTGATCACGCATTCGTAGTCGAGTTCCGTGATCGTACCGCCCCACTCGGCCTCTTCCTTGAAATACTGGCCGAGCGCGGCGATGATCGCGCGGCGCATGCCGGGCGTGTCGGGCGTGATCGCGGCAAACGCGAAATTCACAAAGTAAGCCGGCGGCGACATGACGATGACGTCTTCCTCCGCCGTATTTGCAGGAAGCTCGAGCGCCAGGATGCGGTTTTTGACATCGAGCACCTCCTGCGCGGATGGAAGGAAATCGGCGTCGTTATCGCGCAGAAACGCAATCTTGACCTGCCCTTCCAGCGGAAAGCCGGGTTGCGGATCGACTTGCGCCGTGCGCACAAAAACGCGCGTCACACCGGGAACCTGCTTGGCCACGATCTCGATTTCGGATTGCGAGAACATGCCGAAATCGGTGCCGAGCGCCTGAAGGATCCGCGCACGATACTCGTCGGGGAGTTCATCGTCGGTACCGCCGGACAAGCCGCCGAACGTCACGATGGCGCTGGAATCGGCTCCGTTGGGCGCCGCCGTGATTGAGATTGTGGTGCCGTTCGAGGTGTTCGTGTTCTGCCCGGCCGTTGTCGCTTCGACCTCGAGGCTCGCATACGTCGCGACAAGTTCGATCTGGCCTGTCGCCGGTGTTACACCGGGAATCGTCGCTGGCTCGTATGTGAATTCATCGTCATCCGTGACCGTAATCTCGACATCGCCGTTGTAGTCCGATTGCGTGGCGCCGGCGATCGCGACCGTCATACCGGTTGCCAAAAAATGAGGGTTCGGCGTTTGTGCAATCGCGCGACCCGTTACGACATCGTAAGACAGCGAGGTAAGGAACTGCCCCTGCGTGACAATGGTCGCGGAAAAGAGCGCCTTATAGACAGTCGAGTTCGCGCCTTGAAATTCCGTCCCGGCGTTGATGGTCGTTCCGGCGTCGCCGGTGACCGCGACGTAGCCGTGTGCAGCGGCGGCCGGATTGGGCGCGATATGCGTGAGATCGCGCCACCATCCGCGCGTTAGAAATTCGCCCGTTGCCGATTGCGGAAACGGCTCCTTATCGGCGTAGCGCTTCAGCGCGATGTACCAATCGGCCATCAGCGATCCGACCGCCTTGACCAAGCCGCCGACGAATGATCGGCGTTCCGTCGACGGATCGAGTTCCGGCAATTCGCTGCGCACGGTATTGCGCAGCGAGTCCGTCACCGCTTTTCGGGACGAGATAATCAAAGGCATGAAGGTGCGTCCTTAGCTCGTCGCGAGCAGACCGGTTTTCGTCGCTTGAATGAGAGGGAACGCGTGTTTGGTGATGTTGCCTTCCGGCTCGGCGATGGTGATGACGATCTCCACCGACCGCGCCCATGCGTTCGACGTGATCGAGGCGATGACGTATTTCGCGAGGCCCTCGTCGACCATCCAGGCGTGCGATTGCTCGGCCTCTGATCGGACGCCCGCGATAACATCGTCGGTCAGGCGCCGCTGCTCGTAGAGCCAAAGACCGGAACCGAAGTTGTCGTTCGGGACATCGCTCAACAGATTGCCAATCCAGCCGCGGCGTTTCATTGGATCGGCGACTTCATCGGCGCGCGCGCGCCGATCGGAAAAGAGCGACACGAACGACGCACTCTCGAGCCCGGCCGTCAGTTTGAAATCTCGCGCATTGGCGTCAATGACAAGATCGTAGATGCCCTCATCATCAGCGGCGAAGGCGAGATCGGTGAAGTTCTGCATGATCGCTCACACGTCGGAAAAGGTTTTCGTCGCACCTGAAATGAGCGCCGCGCCGCACGCCGTATGATCACCATGCCGGGCAATTTTCTTGCCCTCGGCAAAATGCTTGCTCGAATGCTCGACGATCGGGTTGGGACCGTGAATCGGGCAATCGAGGATGTCGCCCTCGCGCGCGATCAGCTTGCCTTCGCAATAGGTTTTGGAAGCGGACGTGACGACGGCGCCACCATGTGTGCTCGTATCTCCGAGCCGGACGATCAGCGGCATTAGTTGAGGTGGATTTCGCCGCCAGAATTCAGCTTTATGTCGTTCTTCGATGTGTGGACGGTATCGCCATTCGCGGCATGCTGGATCGCGTTGTCGGTCGAATGGTTTTTCAACGTGACCTCGCCCTCTTTCTGCTGGTCGACGCGCTTCGATGGCGGCGGCATGATGATGCAAACGGCCTTGCCTTCGTCGCCATCGGGGACAAATACAAGGCATTGGCTGCCGGGGATCGCGTTCGCCTGAACGCCAAATCCCTCGATTGCCTGGCAATCCATCTCCTTGCCGTCGCATTCGATCGTGTGAAGCTTGTACGGGCCCTTGTCGTCAGACGATTTCTTGAGTTCGCCCCAACGAATGTTGCGATCGCTCATGATCTTCCCCAGTTCAGATGTTGCCGTCGCCGCCCGGGAACGATCCGACGCTTGATCCGCCCATGCCGAATTTCGACGTCCGCCCCATAGCGGCCGACGCGCCTTCTTCGTCGGTCGTGTAGGCGTCGGGATAGGTGCAGGAGATCTCCGTCGTCTCGCCGCCGCCCCACGTTTTGTGAAATTTGACGGACGAGATCAGGAGTTCCGCCTCGATCTCCCAATGAGCGTCGAGCACAGGGACAAGAAACCC